ACAAGCCATGCACGAAGCTGACAAGACCACCCCAAACAGCCGCAATGCCACCCTTGATGCCCTCAACAACGTTCTGGCCGACCGTAGAGAAAAAGTCAAACACCCCTTCAAAGATGCCCTGAATCGACTCCCATGCGCCCTGAAAGTCACCAGACAACACAGCGTCAATCGTAGAGAACACGCCGGTAATCAAATTAAACACAGTCTGGAAAAAGCTTACCGCAACATTCCAGATGCTTTGAATAATGATCCACGCGCCCTGGAAGAAGCCGCTGATAGTCGGTGCAAATGGTGCAAAGATAACCACAATTGCCTGAAAGATAGCCTGAAAGAATGCGCTTGCCCATGCCCATACAGTCTGTACAAGGCTCCATGCAGCGCTGAACGCTTCACCGATGCTCTGTATGACTGGGGTCAAATCTGTAATGACCTGTGTAACGACTTGCCCAATAACCTGCATAGCCGCTTCAACATAAGGCTGCACCCATGCTACAAGCTCTTGGATTTTTGCCCAGATGCTTTCAATAACGCCATTTACAGAATTTCTGAAATCTTCGTTCTTCGCATACAGCACAGCCAAAATGCCAACCAGTGCGCCAATTGCAACCACAACCAGTGTAATTGGGTTTGCTGCCAAAACCGCATTAAAAGCGGCTTGCGCTTTTGCCGCTGCCGCCTGTGCCAACGTCATAAGAGAAATCTTCCCTGTAAGCAATCCGGCAAGAACTTCGGATGCCTTTAATGTGCCATTGAGCGCACCCTGTGCAATTTCCGTGTCAGAAAGCCCCATGCTGAACAAAGAAACAGCAACTTTGGCTTCGTCAAAGGCCGTTGCCATTTTTTGGATTTTCGTCCCGATTTGCCAGCCTTTTACAGCTGCACCAACTGTCACAAGCGCTGGTGCTATTTCTTCAATTACGGGCACGACTTCTTCAGCTGCTGTTTTAACATTATCAAAAATGTCAAGCAAGAACGAAAAGTCAGAGTTTTCAATCGCGCTTGTCAGCACGGAAATAATTGCATCGCCAAAAAAAGAAAACACATCAGCAACAATGGGCTGCAATTCGCTTGCTACGCTGCTTAACCCGCCGAAAAGTGCCTGCAAACCCTCTTCAATAGTAGGTTCAAGCTCCATAATCACACCGCTCACATAAGGCGCAAGCTGCGTGACCAGTTCGCTCAAACCATCAATCAAAGTAGGCACAATTTCTTTGATGCGCGGTATAATGTTGTTTCCGGCAGTAATAACACTGTCAACAAGGTTGTCCACCAAGGATTGAAAGTCTTGCTCCGGGTCTGCAATTCCGGTCAAAAGATTTTCCCAAGCGCTCTTCATCGACGCTGTACTGCCTTGAATTGTAGTTGCAGCTTCCTTGCTGGTCGTTCCCATGATGCCCATGTTTGCCTGCACGACATGAATCGCTTGTACAATGTTCGCATAGGACATACTGGTTGAATCGACCGTTACGCCAAGCTCTTTCTGCGTGTCTTTCATGGCAGCAGCTTCTTTGATAAGCCGCTTCATCTCAGCCTGCGTACCGCCGTAGCCAAGTTTCAGGTTGTCTAACCATTTCGTTACCCCCGGTTTCCCGGTATTATAAAAAGCCACGCGCGTTTCCGCACATGGCTTTTAAGGGATTAGACTATATCTTCAACTTTTTCAAAAATCCAGCCTTTTTTATTCCTCTTGCGGTATCGACTGTTGTACTTAATTTCACTGTCAGAACAGTGGAAGTATTCAGCCGCCGCTTGTCTGGATTCAAATAGGATTGTCCTTCCGTCGAGATGTGTTGCCCTTACCTGGCGTTTCTTATTTTTAATTCTGGAATGATACCCATACGACAGTGCGTTTTCAGAATGTGTCACCCATCTTAAATTAGAAACGTCATTGTTTGAGCGGTTCCCGTCTATGTGGTCAACCCAGCACCTTTCTTCGTTCTCTGGTTTTTCAAGAAAAGCATCAGCAACAAGACGGTGTACATGCTTAGATATTGTAATCCTGCAATATCCAGCATTTTTACTAAGCACCATTATTTGTCCGGTGCTATCTTTCTTAACTCTGCCCTTATTGCTGACTGAGTATCCCGGTAAATCGGGAATCTGTTTCCAAATCTCCACGGCTTTTAATCCTTTCAGAAAAAGTTGGTGCGCACTTCCAACGCCGTACCAATAGGCGTTGTACTCGGTGACGAACCGATAGTCGTTTGACCTTCTATGCTTTGTATTATATCACAATTTCACCTGCTTTGCAAGTGTAATTGTGATACAGCATAGCTTGGCACAGGATGACCATGCTGTAAAAGCCATAAACAGTTTAGGTTTCCCCTGTTAGCACAACTGTCTCATGCAGCCATTTCCTGCCGCCTTTTCAGTTGCACACCCCTGGTAGGTTCACGCACGCTCACTGCATAATCACTTATGCAGCGGACATTAGATTTATCGTGTAGTTCTGCTTCGCGAATCCGTTATATGCGTCTTGAATGGACGAAATATTCGTACCCATCTTGTTCGCATTATCGGACATATCCGAAATTGCAGTATTTGCCATTTGCGCGGCTTTTTCTGTGTCACCACCCAAACTTGAAACCAGAGAAGCAGCAAACGATGTTGATGTTTTCATATACTCGTTTGCGGACATGCCAACGTTCTTGTATGCGCTTTTTGCGTAGCTCTTTATGATTCCCGCGCTGTCTTTATACAGCGTTTCTACGCCTCCTACAAGCTGCTCGCAGTCCGCATAGCTGTCCAACGATGCCTTGCCAATTGACATGGCCATGTTTGTAGAGATTTTTCCGATTTCCGTAATTCCGTTGGTTACAGTCCGCAAACCGTCCGAAACGACATTTCCAAGCAGCGTACCACTAAACACGTCCATCAAAGACAATGCGCCGCCTTTTGCCTTCTCAACGCTTTTTTCATAGTCGTCTGTGTTCAGACTTAATTTTGCATATAAGTTAAAAACGTCCAATCTATCACTCCCTTCTTGAATTTTTGCTTTATTTGCTGTATTCTAAGCAATAGGAGGTGTTTTTTATGGCAAAAGCAAAAAATGCGGTAATCGCCGGTGATTTTATGGGCAAAAAGGTGTCTGTTTCATTTGGCAAAGTCTCTATGGACGTTGGTGGTCTATCAGCACTTGAACTAAACAGCCGCACTGTTGCCGGTTACTCTGTGGTAGATGAAACTCACAAAACATCTATGGCTTCCGGCGTTATGCGCGGCATGGTCGGCGGTGCTTTGTTTGGTGGTGCTGGCATGGTTGCCGGTGCAATGACTGCCAAGCAAAAAGGCGTTTATCAGGTTGTTATACAGCTTATAGATGACCCGCAATGGCGTTACAGCGGCAAGCGCTTCCTGTTGGAAGTTGACGAGCCAACCTATAAAGCCATTATCAAAAATTGTTTCTAAGTTTAGCCGCCCTCTGTTTGGGCGGCTTTTTTCTCTGCTTCTTTCAATCCATGCCGCGCCGCAAAATCTTTGAAATCCGCCTGCACCTGTTCTGGTGTCCGCGTATCCACTTTGGGCGGGTGGATAATGTCAATATATCTCGCTGGCCTGTCCGTTACGCCTGTCACGGCTACCACAAGGCTCCATGCACTGTCTGTCATGTACACCTTGTACAGCTGTTCTTCAAAATCAGCTTTTAAAGCGTAAGGCAGTGCCGACACAAGCGCCTTTGCGCTCAGTTTCGGCATTTTCAGCAGTACAGGGATTACTTGTTCTGCCCGCCACCGAGATACGATTTGAAAAAATCAACAAAGCCCTTATCGTTTACCAGGGCGTAAACTTGCTTGCAGGTGATAAGGAAATTCTGTTTGCCGATTTCTTCCACCGTCAGGCCGTTGAACGGTGCAAGGATTGCGTATACATCCTCGCGGTGCTGCTTCAACGCAATGTTCAGCAGCTTAACGATTTTCGCAAGGCCGAACCGCTGCATTGCAATGCGGGTCGTTTCGCCCTTCGGCATCGCTTTCTGCATCTCTTTCACAAGCGCTTCATCATCAATAAGGTTTGTGATGGGCTGCGCGATTTGCAAAACGACTTCCAGCGCTTCATCAGTGCTAAGTTCAGAAAAAATCCGCATTAGGCTTCATCCTCTCCGGCCTTGATATACACCTCGCACGGCACAGTGTCCTGCGCGGTAATGGAGTAGTGCGCCGTGTACTCAAAGCTCATCTGGCCTTTTTCCTTGTCGCCGGTCTTCAAGCTGAAACCGCCGGTGGACAGCGTATTCAGCATGTGAATGGCACAGAAACCGCCATTCGTGGTGCCGTGCTTGTCCGAATAATCGCACAGCAACCACAAATCGGTAAAGTCGCTGTCTTTCAGGTCGTTGCGCGGCGTGATTTTGGACACCTTGGAAGTAGTCGTAACATCCGCAGCGCCAAGCATGCTCTTGGCATTCTCTGCCGATGCCGAAACATAAGTGCCGCTGCACTTGACTTCCCACGATTCAATCTGCTTCAGCTCTTTCATGTTTTTGGGGCAGTTGTCGATATCCTCGCCGAAGTCGGTAAAGCTCGGCACAGCCGTAAAGTTGATGCCGCCGGTCGTAGCGCCCAGCAGCGCACTTTCTTCCGGCGCTGTACCGGCAGCCGGGTCAAACGTAGTTGCAAGATAGCCAGCGTTCAAGACCAGTTCCTTAAACGCAGATTCAGGAATACGAGTAAATTTCATGCTTTCACCTCAATTTAGGCATAAAAATTCGGCGGTCACGTTGATGTACCGCCGTTTTAGGTTTTTGTCTGTGTCGTCTGCCAGAGATTGGCAGAACGGGGAGCCGCGTTTTAACCAAATCAAGCCGCCATCTACCGGCAGCGTCACGCCGCTAATGCCCAGCGCCTCCGAAAGCTCAAGCGCCTTTGCATTGGGCACCGCTTCGCTCGTGGTATGGAACCACATGTTGACCGTCAGCGATACCGCCCCGCCGCCCCATGCGTCAAACACAGCATCATAGGTCAGGTAGGGGAGCACCGCGTCTTCCGGCACGGCATTGCTGGCGTATGCGGTCATAAATTGCCCGAAAAACTGCTGTAATGCAGCGCCCTTTGTCATGTCGGCAATCCCTCCCGCAATCGTTCAGCCGTAAAACTCTTTAGGTTTTGCAGCATTGGAGAAGCGCTTGCCGGGGCTTGCTTTTCTTCCGGGCGGCTCGTGACCCGGAAATATGCCCCGGTAGTCACGTCCTTATAAATGCTGCCGTACTCGATTGGCACATCTTTCCGTACAATGCCGTTATACACGCTGGTCACACCCTGCGCTTCGGCCTGCCGTGCTTCAAGGCTGCTGTCAAATGCGACGTAATTTGAAAACTCTGCGCCCTCGCGCCACTCGGTAGAATAGCCGCCCTCGCCGTCAGGCTTTGTCAGTTTGTCCATAATGATGCAGCTGTGCGAAAAATCATCTAAAAGGCTCATAGCTTTCTCCATTTGTTCAGCCGAGAAGCAAACACCACCTGCCAGCCCGTCACAGAGCTGCCGGAATTGCCGCTTGCGCTCGATTTGGTGTAACTATACCCTGCAAAACTCTCGCTTTGAAACGGGCTGTTTGCAGTGCTTTCATACTTGTTGCGCCACGCTTCCACATCCTCAACCAGAGAAATAAAGGCAGCGGGCACAGACAGCGCCCACACAGCACCGTCAAACGTTTCATCGGTCAAGCCGCCAGCACCGTACTGGTACACGCCATCGTTGAAAACGCTGCCGACAATGCGGAAATACTGCCCGAGAACAAGAAAAGGCAGCGAAACGCTACCATCCTTGATTGTAAATGTGCCAAGGTGAACGCCATTCGGCGCAACAAACCAGTTCCGGCACTCACGCATCAATTCTTCAAGCATTTCGCTGCCTCCTTATTACTTTTTGAACTTTGCCAGCACGACTTTGGCTTCGTTGGTCAGCGCCGCAACGTAGAACTCGTCAGCAGTGATCTCGGTGGAGCGATTACGCGGCTTGCGCTCGGTCTCCACGTTGATATTGCGCTTGCGGTAGATGGTCAGGGCGGGCACATCGTCCTCAGTCTCGCTGTCCTCGTTCAGCTTGACGATGGGGCAAGCGTAATAGGCGGTAGCAGCAGCCTTGACCTTATCGCCGACGACCAAAGCAGCAGCGCAATGCGGCTGGATGGTCGCCAGATGCTTTTTGGTGGAGGTTTCGGCGGTAGTATCAGCGACAATCTCAATGGTGCCTGTGCTGTTGTCCTTCTCATACTCGATAGAAGGAACCTTGCGGGATGCTACAACGCGGGTGTTGGCAATCTTGCCGATTTCGCCGGTGACAGCAACGCCAGCCTGATACTTGTCAGCGCTGATAAAGTCCGCATCCTTGCGCAGGGTAGCCATCTGCTTGGGGTTGATGAACATGACCTTGTCGCTGTTGATCTCTTCGTTGAACACGTCGATAGCATCCACAACGCCGCTGTATTTGATAGCGGTGGCAGTGCCGTCATACACCAGCGTAGCGCCCTGCAAGGCTTCCATGCAGTCATTATCGATTTTGGCAGCGATAGCCAGCGCCAGCTGCGCATTGGCTTCGCCAACAGGGTTGCCGTAGCCGGACAGCACAGCTTCATCGGTCAGGCCGACGCCCTTCATGGCCTTCTTGATTTTGTACTTCTTGTCCTTGGTGCTCATCTTGTCGATGTCAACGTCAACGCCCTCTGCAACGTCCTCTGCATCGCCGATGTAGCCGTAAGACGGCACAGTAATGGTATCGCCGGGCACGCCAGCAAGGGTGTCATCCATTTTTGCAAAAGGTGCCACGCGGATTTTGTCGGGGATTTTAGCCGAAATCATATCGGCCATGACTTCCGGGTCGATCAGGTCTGCCAGTTTGGTCAAAATAGTATCTGCCATGTGTTAATCTCCTTTGTCGGTTCCATTGACCAGTGTATTGTACTGGTCAGGGTCAGTTTTTTTGAGCTTCAAGCGGTCGGCATAACCCATCTTTGCAAATGCTGCTGCATCAATAGAGCCTGCGCCTGCGCCGCTATTGCCTGCGGGCGGATTCGGTGTGTTTGCGCCCTTGGTGCTGGTTTTAACGATGTAGTCGCCGTAAGATTCTTTCAGGCTGGTTTCCAGCTTGTCAGAATCCTTGATAGCGCCTTTTTCGTCCAATTCCAGCTTGTCCAGCAGACCATCGCCTTTGCAAAGTCGGGCAACAGACTGCAAGCGTTTGTCGGCAATGCCGACTTTTTTCAGGGCGGTCTCCAATGCCTTTTCTTTGGCAGCGGTAGTCTTTTCGGCGGCCACGCTTGTTTTGTAATCCTCAAAAGCCTTGTGCTCGGATTCATACTTTTCTTTGTAACCGTCATCACCCTTGCCTTTCAGGTCGTTCAGTTCCTTTTGAACGCCGGGAAGTTTTTCCGCGTCGGCCTTATAGCGGTCAACGTCCGCTTTCAGGCCATTCACGGTATCGGTGTGGGCTTCAATAATGGTGTCCTGCTGCTCTTCGGTCAGCCCCATGCCTTTAAGCAGCTTGCGGGTAATTGCCATGTTGTTTTGCTCCTTTTCTTCGGTGCCGGTCCTTCGGCATTAGCATTTATTCAAAACAGCAGTTCTTCGCTGTTTTTGCGTATAAAAATAGCACCTGCCGCAAACGCGGTAGATGCTAATAAAAAGAGCCGATAGACTTATTTGCCTTTCAGCTCTGCTTCAATGATTCTTTTGTACTGTTCGCCGTGCTCGGCAACGGCAGGCTTGATAAAAGGCTTTGCCCGTTGGCCGTGCGTCAAATGCCAATCGCCTTTTGCATCTTGGTACACCCACGGCGTTTGTCTGCCGCCCGGATAGTAAATGCCCGTGCCGCACTCAACGTATACGCCGTATTCGCTATTTGTGCCGACATAGGCGGCGCGTTCTCCGCTGTTTGTCACTGTATGAGTGATGCTATTTCGCAATGCGCCAGTTCCAAATTTTCCGGGGCTGTTGCATAGCTTTTTTGCATAGCCCTCCGCCACAAGCCCGCATTTTTCAAGCCCGCGTGCAAGGGCAGCGTCAAGGGCTGAAAGCACCTCGTCGCTGTGGTCGTCAAAGATGATTTTCATTTTTTAATCTTTCCAGCGTTCCGCGCAGCTCCTTCTTTCCAGCTTTCCCACTGCGCATAGGTCATATCTGATACAAGTATGCTCTTTCCCGTTTCCGGGTCGCGTGCACGGCGCAGCGGGTTCGGGATTTTTGGCACATCGTCAAGCGCTGCAATTAGAGTACATCGGCAGTTATACACCAGATAGCCCGGTGCGCCTGCATCGCCGGGAAACATAATCTCATAGCCGTCCACTTTGAACGGCTTGTCATTGTCAACTGTCTGGCCGTCCAGCATCGCGTGCGCGTGTCTGGTGCGGTTGTCCAGCGTTGCAAGCCATTGTTTCCGCACGTGTATGCCCATCTTCTCGGCTTCTGTGTATGCGTCCATTCTGCCCGCGTTCTGCGCCCCTGTAACCGCTGTCCGCGCCGTTCTTACAGCGCTTGTGCGGTTCATATCGCGGATGCTTTTTTGCAAGTCATCTGCCAGCCTGTAAATGCTCTTGCCCTGCAAGATGCCGCTTGTCACGTTGGCAGTAATCTGCTGTTTGCCATACGCAAGATCTATACCGCGCTTCAACGCCCTATCTTTTGGGTAATAGGGCATCAAATCCGGCTGTTCCACCGCCAGCCGCTTTACTGTCCGCTCATCAAACAGCGTAAAGTCCGCGCTGCTGCTGACTTGCTCAATGGTATACGCACTATAATTGCGGTTGAGCGTATAAATGCCAGGTGTGGCATCGTTTATATATGCTATTGCAACCTCGTTGGCGTTTGTATACCGCTCGGCCACTTTGTCGCGGAGTGCTATAAAGCGATTTCCGCGTCCAATCTGTGTAAGCCGCCATTGCTTGTATTGCGGCTCGGTGATTTCGCCTGCATCGAGCTTTTCTTTCATGGCTGCATCACGCTTCTCGAACTGCTCAAAATAGGCTTTTACCGTGTCGGTCAATTCGTCAGCAGCTTCTTTGTACAGCTTTGCGATGCGCCGTTCCAGCTTGGAAAGCTCGGCATCTGTCATTTTGTGAGCATAATCAGGTTTCGCCATTGCCGTTCATTCCTTCTCCCGGCTGGTTCTGTGGCTCGTTAGGTGGTTGGTTAGTAATTGTACGGTCTAGCTCCTCGGCAGCCTTGCGGCGCATCAAGTCTTCAAACTGGTCTGCATCGCCGTTAATGGTCAGAAGTTTTCTGGTTGTGTACTCAGCGTCGTAGTATTCTGCGCCGAGAAGCACGGTCTGCGCCTCTTCCTGCTTATTGATAATCTGGTTGCGCGTGTAAGTTGGTTCATCATCAAGCCCAGCAACTGCCAAAATGCCCTTGATGCAGCGCGAGACCCAGCTCTCAAATTTGTCTGTTTTCAAATCAAGCGGAACATAGCTTGCCTTAATAGCTGTTGCCGTCTGGTTTCCAGCGCTTACGGCAGATGCGTCAAACGCCTGAAAATCCGTGTACAGCTTTTTGGTCAGCATATCAATGGTGGCTTGCGTGCCCTGAAACGGTGCTTCAATACTTTGCGGTGTGGCTTTTGCGCCCTCGTCGCCATCTGCATGGGCAACGTGGGTAGTTTTAAGTCGCTCCACAAACTTTGCATCGTCAATTTCATCCATGCCGCCGCAGTTCGTCAACACCCAATAAATCAGGTTGCCCTCATCTACATTGTTGACCATGTTGCTGCTGGCAAGGTCTAGCGCGTCAACGGTGTTTTTCCTGCCGCAAAGTTCGCTTCTTGCTTGTTCGCCGTTTTTTAGCGGGATGATGGGAAATCCGGGATAATTCTCGCCGTCATAAATTTCTGTGCCGTCAATCTCCGAGTACCGAACTTTCAACTTGTATGGCAGTTTCCCGTTTAAACTACGCACTTCACCGTTTCTCGGCTTGATGTAGTCAGTATAACCGTCCATCTCGTACAGCGTTGCCCGCATCGGTTTGTCCGGGTCAATCTGCCAGAACCGGATTCCAGCTTTCAGTGCGCCGTCTTCTTCATCGTATAACGGCACAAACTGCTCCGGCGAGAACACCTGAATATGGTCAAGATTCCAGAATACGAAAGACTGCCCACCAATCAACGCATGGCGGGCAGCATCCATAATATCTTCATCAAACGTGGCGCCAAGCGCCTTTTTTGTGGCGTCCTTGTTAAACGCAACGCCGTTGCCCAGCAAGTAAGAAACTTCCTGGTCTACAACAAAACCAAAAAACTTGCTGGCAATCTTGTGGTTTGCTGTGTACATATCAGGATGCGCTTTTCCCTCTAGGTCGTACACCATTTTTTCATAGCGGTTGATTGTGGGATTTTCGCCCCAATAGTACATCTTTGCGTCCAGCATGTCCCGCGTCTTTTTCTGGCCTTTAAAATCGTTGATGGTGTCAAACACAAACCCCATGCGGGAACGTTCATCTTCACCGACCGCCACAAAGTCTTGATATGTTCTGATTTTCCCTCACCGCCTATCTGTAAATGCTTTGATACTTCATTGCCGTATTGTCTCCGGCTTTGTTCGCTGTGCTTTCCATCGCATACCGCACCGCGTCGATATGGTGGTTGTTAATGTCTGGATAGCCCTCTAAGACTTCGCCTGTCTTAGCGTCGCGCTCGTACTCGTACTCGCTGAATTCCTTTGCTGTGTCCGGGCATCGTTCTGGATCAATGACAATCGCTTCCAGCATTTGCAGCCACTTTGTGCCATAGCGAACCGATTTCGGTCCTTTTCGTGCAGGAAATGTTTTCACGCCGTACTTGTTATAGTCCGCAATGGATTTTGGCTCGGCACTATCCGCGCAGATTTTGTCCTCGCGCGTAAGCCCTCTATCAAGCAACAACTGCGCCGTGTCACGGTTTGCAGTGCGCCGCCGGGTCAGTTCATCAAAGATGTACAGCGTTCGACGTGCCGCGTCATAGTGCATCGCATTGTACGCCCAAGGGTCAGGGTACCAGCCCCAGTCCACGCCGCGCTTGATGCGGTCAAAGCTGGCAATCTGTTCATCGGTGATTTTCTCAATGCGCAGATTCTCAAATACTGCCGTGCCGCTGCCGACAACCTCGCCAAGATACTCATGCCGGTATGCTGTTTCGTTTGTGCGCTCCAAGTATTCAGCATCGGCCAGGAACCGCTCTCCGAGCCATTCCGTCGGCGTTGTTTTGTAGGTGGAATGGTGTACCAGCTTGCCTTCGCGGGCTTTCAGCGCGTAACCGTTCGCCCAGTTCCGCGCCATTGCAGGGGGGTTGAAGCTCTTGAACGTGATGAACCAGTCACCTCCGCGCAAGCAGGACTGCTCCACGTCTCGGATTTGCTCTTCACCGTCAAACTGGTCAAGCTCTTCAAACCAGCAGATGCCGATGTAACCAAACGGCACTTTGATTGACTTGACCTTGCCGGGGTCATCAACGCCGAAAAAAAGCACCTTTTGCCCAGTTGGCAAATAGGTGCATTCCATAGGGGAGACAGTGCAACGAAAACGGTCGTGCAATCCAAGCTCATTTATTGCCCATACAATTTGTGCATAAACGCTTGTGCGCAGTGTGTTTCCGACTTTGCGGAACACTGCTGCGTGGCATTGCGGGTGCTTCAGCAGCTGCAAAATCAGTTCTATGCTTATATAGCTGGATTTTGTACTGCCGCGCCCGCCCTTTGCGACAAGCTCTTTTACATTGCCTGCCTTGATTTCGCGGTGGGCTTCCCAAAAGCAAGGGGAAACTATATTTGACAATTTACAAGTCATCTACAATTTGCACCCCGCTATCCTCTTTCTGTTCCGGCGTATCGCTCTGCCCCAGATACTGTTTGCCAAGCCAAATTGCCATATTTGCGTTTTTTTGGGCAAGGGCGAATTGATACCGACGCAGAGAGCATTTTCCCTTTCCTCGCTTTTGCTTAAAAACTACGGAAAAACTATCCTTGTATGTCCTTTTGCACCACGCATCAATCGTTTTGTCCGTTACGCCAAAGAAATCGCATATATCTTCTTTTGTACACTGTAACCCGCATAGGTTTTCAAAGTGGTTTTGATCAATCTCTTTTCGCGGGCGTCCTGTTTTTGCCATAAACGCCCTCCTTTTTCTTTTGGCGTTGAATGAATTTCTGCATATCCCTTTTTAAGTACGGGCTGTCTGTCTTTGCGATTATTTTTCGCGCTTCTTTAATTGTCATTTAACAGCACCGCCTTTTTGCCCGTGAACTTTTCCCAGCGATCAATAATTACATCGGCATGCAGCATATAAAATAGCGCCGCATTCGGAGTGACAGCGCCAGCCTTGACCCGGCACGGTTCCGCTGAACTTACCCGCCAGCAGATGCGGGGAAAAGTTTTGTCCCTTACGGATAGGACAGGCCCATTGCATGGCCTTGGAGCCGCACATAGGTCTCACACCATTTCTACGCGGTCGCTTCTAAGCGTAGCGCCCTTATCTTGCGATTGGCTATGCGGCTTATAAAATGCCGGTCTTTCCCGGCTGCCAGCTATGAAAACAGGAGGATTGAAAATGAAAAGAGGTTTTACTTATGGCGTAGGCTGTCCCGTTCCTACATCATCCAGCATATCTATAATAGCAGGTTAAAAGTGAACTGGAGTGCACAGATTTTCAATTGCAGCGCGGTGTAATTTCTTTGCCCATCGCTCGGAAATATTTAGATTTATCGCAATTTTCCACCAATACGGTGTGCCAACAATATACCGCTCCCGCAAAACGTCCCTCTGCATTTGGTCTTGCACAGAGTTTATTGCGGTTTCAATTTCTTCCCTTTGCATCTCGGTGTCAATAATCTGCTTGTATAGAGCTTCCTGACGCTCCATGATTCTGCAAACGGCATCCTCGATTTTGTTTTTTCCGCCAGCAGACACCACAACGGGGGATAATGCTTTAGTCGTTGCTGCTGCTCGTTCTCGTTCGCTCTGTATCTGCTGGCGCAGCTGCCGTTCATGATTCCTGCTGCGTTGGTATCTCCAAAGCCACGCTTTCTTTTGGTTGAATTCTTCTCTGGTCATTGTCTCTCCTTTCTTTCAGTTTCATGCAGCGCGGCAGCGTGCAAATATCGCCATTCTTCCACTCGCATGTCGCGCAAAGATGTTTGCGGGCGTATTCATCAATTAGTTGCTGTTTAGTCATGGGGTTCCTCCGGCTTCTTCCCAATCTCTTTACAAAAGTCGAGATAGTCATTCACGGCGTTGTGAAACTCTCTTTCGATTTCCTCTGCTTTGAAAGAATGGAAGTTTATCATGTCATGAATTTTATCAAGTTTACCATGCCAGAGTTTGTCATCATCATCGTACTCAATAGTTGCCGTATAGCCGCGATAACTAAGCTTTAGAGACTCCGTATCCTCCGGGGGTTTTGGGAGCGGCATCCATGCGAGGACTTTTGTGCGCGTTCCGTGCGTAGGCTCACCGCCCCAATTGCCATTGAAAAATTGTCCACGATCCATTGTGCGGTACATGCGGTTGTAGTTGCCATAACGGAAGTATTCGTAGTAACACAGGTATTCTCCGTTTTCTTTAGGCGGGTCATTTTGTGCATCGTGCCAAACGGTCGCTTTAGGCTCCACTTTATATGGTTTAACCTGATATACAGCAGCAAGAGCGTCAAGAACCCGCGCGCCAACTGGCGTATTTGATTTAAAAGGCAAATGCTCGCTAATGCACCTCAGTCTGATTGCTTTTAACGCATCGCCGCGCAAAATCAAATCATTGTTGTCATATTCTCCATTTATCATTTTATCTTTTGCCTTTTGGATAGCTTCAGCAATCTTATCTCCATCAAGTACAATGCTTTTCATCTGCGTCACACCTCGTACTTTTCGATCTGGTCGCTTAAATGCTTGAACCTGCCGGGATTGTCAAAGTCTTTGCTGGCAACAAGAATCTCTTGTCTGGCCTGTTTAAGTCTACGATATACAGATTCTACGGAATCCTCTTTGTCGAGATCCCAAGTCTGACTTTTCAGCTCATATCTTTCTAAAGAATCTGCCACGCTTTCCAGCAAAAAGTGAGCTGTTGCAAGATGAGTGCGAGTAGCTTTGCTAATTTTCATTGTCGGTTACCTCCGTCTGTCTTTTTGTTAAAACAAAGAGTTATATATAATGGCAAGCAAAATCCACCAGGCCCACATAAAGTTTCCCGTGATAGAAACCATAGCTACAATGAAAGCCAAAGTGGCGGAATAGATAATTGCGCTTTTCATTTTAATGAACTTCACCTCCGTGTGTATGTTCCATGCTGATATCTTCTTTACGCTTCTGCGTGGCTTCCCGTCCAGCGGATACGCCCAGAGCGTAGAATACAACAAACATGGCGGCAAGCGATGCACCGCCGATGATATTTGCTATGATGGTCATTCGGATACCTCCACGTCTGCAAGGAGCTTCCCGCCGATGTCTTTACCATAGCGGTCACGGAATTGTTTTCCCATAAGCCACGACCGTAAACCGGCAATCGCATTTTTCTGGTTTTGTTCTGACACCGTAGTATTATAAATCATGCAAAGCGTGCGATAGCAGATATCGACATTGCTTGAGTTTTCCACCATTTGTTTTTTTACATAGTCAAACAACTTATTCGCCCAGCTTCTATTCCCATAGTGGGTAACAGCCATAATCGTTTTGATAGCTTTCTTTTTCGTCATTCTGATACATCCTCTACATAGGCCATGCTCTGGCGCAGATTGAGCGATTTCGGATTGAAAACACAAGCCGGAACGACAGCACCGCCGATGTACGTACAGCAGTTGCACAACTTACCATCCGCGTGCACAATGAGAACGTAGCTCGCGTAGTCTGTGTTGGAACCCTTTTCACCGCAATACCACGGTGTGGCAGTCCAAATCCAGCTGTCGTAGTGCGGGATGTAGTCACGATACTTGCGGTACTCATCGCAGGTGAGGATGAAAACGAGGTCTGCCACAGCACCATAGGCGCGGTCGCCATTATCTGCAACAAGGTCAACGGTATGCAAAAGCAGGTTGTCTCCGAGCTTGTTAGTTCTGAGCTTTTTAGCAATGGAATCATTCAGAGTCTCACGAATCAAGCTTGTGCGGTAGTTATTCCAGTTGCCTTTTTCATCAGCAAATTTATCACTTGGGCAGAACTTTACATCTTTTGCCCACGGTTCAGCCATAATTGCCAGCACGCCGCCGTCAGGGTGATTCGGATCAAGACAGACCCACTCGAAGCCTTTGAACATGAAGTGTTCTCCGGGGCGCATGGTTGTAATGTTAGTCATTGTCGGTGACCTCCTCGTTCCAGAATCGATATCTACAAGCAATGCACTGTTCCGCTGACGGATTGGTTTCTTTGCACACCTTGGTGGAATCAAAATGCGCAACGCAGAATGTGCGCTCAATGTTTACTATTTGTGCATTTGGAAACATCTTCAAGAACTCGCTCTGGCGGGTCTTGATGGGGTGGTCTTTCGCCCATTGCTCAACTTTTGAAACCGTTTCCTCAATGCTTTCAACTAAACCGCCGTCGATCCTAACCATGTTCATGACCATGCACACGCCCTCTTTACAAACAGGACATTCCCTGCAGCTTTGATTTTCGCATAATCTGTTTACCGTCTTGAAAAATTCAACTGCGTCCATAGTCTCTCTCCTTACCAATCAACGTTTATAACTACAAAATCTCCGTCTTTTATGGCGCGATTTACCAGCGCCGCAATGCTTGCCCAGTTGTATAGTTCGTGTTTTCTTGCAAAAATTGCAAGGTATTTTGCCTGTTCGGATGTGAGCGTCATATCCTTGCCGTAAAAATCGCGTTCTGGTTCTTTCTCTCGTATTTCATAAGGCACATAATAGCCGATTTTTTCGAGATACTCTTTCCAGGAACGGCCTCCAGAATATTCATAGTCGCGGATTGTACCTCTGATGGGCTTGCCGCAGTGCGGGCACTTGTCCACATCGCAGCGGTTTACTGTAATACTGAATCCCATTACAATCACTCCTTATCCAGCCCACGCTGCACATACTGGCCGTAGGAGATGTCCAGCGCGTCGGCTTCTCTTACGCATTGCTCAATAGATTTGATGCTGGGTTTCAGTGCTGCCTTTTTATCCGGCTTCTTCGCCTGCATGGCGGAAATAACTCCTTGCTGCTGCGCTTTCTTTTTTTCGTAGTTCAGCTTCGCCTTTTGCCGCGCTTTTTCTTTTATGCAAGCATCGCAAAACCGCTTGCAGGGCTGCACGTCCCACATCATCTTGCCGCATTTCTCGCAGAATTTAGATACTGTCATAGCGGCTCCTCCGTCTTTTTGGCATCAATGCCGATGCCCTGTAGTGTTACCTGTGCCCAAAGGTCTGCAAGCTGGTCGTTGCGGTACTCATTGTATTTGTCGGCTACCGGCCCTGTCATGTAATTCTGGATTCTGACTAAAGTCCTGGGTGATAGGCCAGCCTGATAGCAGGCCAGCAGGCAGAGATACGTCGCCCGCGTGGCAATGTCGTTGCGCTCTTTCATGACGGCCTCATGGGCTTTGGCGGAGATCTCTGCGATTTTATCATCTTCATGCGCCCATCCGGAGACATGCCGATTGCTTCGTAATAACCCACAATGTTCATCAGATCAGCTACGTCAATCACCACTTTCTGCTTGTTGTAGGCGTAGGTGGTTTCCAGTCTTGCGATGCTACTCATTCTGCTGCCTCCTGTTCATCCAGCTTTTTCATCACGCGGCGGGCCGCCATCTTTCCTGCCTGGGTGAGTTGCCGCTGCCATGCACCGTACCGCGGCGACCAGCGGAATCCCTCGCTTTTCAGCAAGGTGCGGGTTTCGTCGTCCGGCTTGTCGTGGAAGATCAACTGCACCCGCATTGCTTCGCCGTTTTCTTTGTAGGTGTAGCCCTGATGCTCAACTTCGCTGTCAAATGCATTGGCCACCTCCATACGCTCGATGCGCTCCCGCACACGCTTGATCGCTGCATTATTGCTGGTCAGGTGGTAGGGCGGGTACGGTGCGCCGACGCAGATACCGCATTCCCACAGCTCCTCGATCTCCTTACGCTCCTCCGGCAGCAGATCGGGGCAGTCGTCCAAGGTCTTGTTTTTTCGGTAGTAGGCATTGACGGCTTTCATCTTCTCCTGCATGGCCGTCAGCTCGTCAAGTTTGGCTTTCAGCACGGGCAGGGCCTCCGGGTCGTCGGACTTGACCACCGCGGCGTAGTAGCGAATCTTGTTTAGGATGCTGTTCGCATACCCGTAGCGATTCGCGTTCTTCTCCCACGCCGCAATCTGTTTCTCTTTCTTGGCGACGGGGAAATTACTGCCGCCGGAGATCATAACGGACGGGCAGCGTGTGCCGATCTCGTTATCCTTGTTGGTAGCCTCGGCCAATACCTTGCAATAGCGATCCAGCAGGTAGTCTATGTGTTCTCGCTGGGCCGCAGTCTTGCAGCGCTCGGCCTTGACCTGCTCGGCCAGCGCGGCGGCCTCGTCGCAGCGGTTGCGGTAGCTCCATGTGGCGCTGCCCTCGCAGTAGTCGTCGAAGCTGCGCATCTGCTTGGCGCGGCGGGCCATGTCCTCATTGATTTCGTAGTACTTCATAAAGTTCCTCCTAAAATTTACGTAGCCGATTTAGTCTGCCAGCAGTCAGCAAACAGGCCAGCACAATGATCGTCATACGGATGTATGCCAGAACATAGCGGTCAATTGCCGTCTGCATTTCTTTTGTCGGATAGATTCGTGCTTTCATAGTCCTTAACTCTTTCCTGTTTTGTATAATCCGTATTTTCTTACATCGCGGCGGATCTTAATTCCGCGCTCTGCATCTGCCGCGTCCGCTGCGGCATCTGCAAGCCGCTGTGCGCGGATTTTTTCAAACATGGCAGGCATACTCGCCGTAGCGATTGCAAGCGCTGTGGCAGTGCGCATGGCGGTCTGGGCAGTCTTTACACGGGCTGTTCATCGTCCGGCATCTCCTCAATAAAAATTTCTGTGCGTGGATTGGCTTTGTCATACATCACGCGGGAGCCGTCTACGCTGGCGATGATGGTGTTGTTGTCGTCTGCAAGGATTTTGGCGGCTACAAGCGTGTCATGGCAGGCTTCGAGCAAGTTCGTGAGGTCTACTTTGCGGCGGGTTGGCATGTAGAACACCGTGGCGACGCGGTAACGTCCTGACAGCGGGGCTTTCGGCTTTGGGGTGAGATACCACATGGCAGCGCTCTCGTACTTCTTGTACTGCTTGCTGGGGGCGATGAACGGCTTGCCGGTGCGGTGGTTGGTAAGTATCTGCTGGGAGTTCTTCTTGGTAATAGGGGGCAGGGAGATTATGTATTTTTGTATCACGGTACAATCTCCTTTACTTTGGCGTAATACTGCGCACTGTACCAGATGTCCGGCAGGCGGGGATTTTGGGTAAAGCCTGCCTTTTGCAGCTCCTTTTCGGCTGCCGTCCGCGTATGGTAGTTGGCAGAGGAATGCCGAACATCGCCGGTAGATCGGGAGTAGGTGATAATTTCACAGCGGGTCATCTCTCAACCCATCTTCTTCAATAATTGAATCTATCATCTCAGCGTGACGGCTATTAAGAAACGCGCCAATCTCAACGCTTGCGTTTTCGATTCTTTCCTTAAAGTCGGGCCATTCTGGCGGATTCTCTGTCCCATCAAGCGCAATCGTCAAGCGCTTTTCATTTTCCTGCAGCAATTGCTTTGCCGATTCAAGGCTTGAAATGGCATCGTTCAGCTTGTCAATTGTCATTCGCACTTCGGCTCTTGCGTAAATGATCTGAAATTTATCATCGCTCATAATTTTCCACCTCGTTAAATCGCTGGTCATTTCCGTTAAATGCGATATGCAATTTGCCGGTGTTGCAATCGTCTGTTTCCTCTCTTTCTGTCAGAACGGCAAATCCTCGCCGTCCTCAATCTCTGCAAAATCGGCTGCGCTGCCGTTGGAGTAGCCGACTGTCGGCTTACCGCTAGTGCGCATGGCTCCGTCTGACTTACCGCAGAAGTTAGCGTTTTGCACAACCACCTCAATCGCGGTGCGGTTCTGGCCGTTCTTGTCCTGATACTGGCGGGACTGCAGGCGGCCGTCAACGGCAATCAGCGCACCCTTTCCGAAATACTTACAGATAAACTCTGCGGTCTTTTCCCATGCGGTGCAGGGAATCCAGTCTGTCTGGCTGTTGCCGTTGGCATCTTTTCGGCCCCGGTCGCAAGCGATGCGGAAGGTGCAGACTCTCTTGCCGGTAGTGGTCTGGCGCATTTCGGGGTCGGCCGCAAGGCGGCCTTGAATTGCAATTACATTCAGCATAATTTACCTCCCTGAAGGCAATGCCTTCCTGTATTCTTCTGGTGCGGCGCTGCCAAGTTGGCGTACGCCTGTTAAAAACCATCCCGGCAAAGGGATGCCGAGCTCCGTGTAGCGAACCCATGCAAGGCGCATACTCCAATTCAGTTTCGGATTGTACACGGCGTGTCTGGCCGCTTCGTCCCTCACCATTTTCACTGATGGAGGAAAGTCGCACTTGCGAGAAAGCTCTACAATGGCGCGTTCTGCTGCCTTGTAGGGGATGTCCTGCAAGGATGTTGCCCACGCTGAAACCATTGCTTCTGTGTTGGTATTGCGGTTAATATTCGGCCAGTAGGTTGTTGCCACTGCTAAAAGTGCTGCCGTCTGCTGTTTGTCCACCGGGTACACCTCCTTTTGCCATTTCCAGAAATTCTTCTTGTGCGGTCTTTCTGCGCGGTGCGCGTGTCTGCGTTGGCTGCGCTCTGCGTTCCACTTCTGCTGTCAAATAGGCATCGCGGGTGCGGATGTTCCGCTTGATGCAGTTGGAAATAATCGCAGCAATGTATTTCCAACTGGGCTTATTGCACAAGCAGGCCTGTCGGATTGCCTCACAGATAAGGTCTGGCTCCACCTCCTGCAGTTGTGCGCGGATTTCATCAAACACAGCGCGGTTGATGGCGCCGATGTTCTGCTCATAGAAGGCAATGCAGCGCTTGAGGGCTTCATCTGCTTCCGGCTCCTCGCGCGCGCCCGCGTTGGTGGTGGTGGTAGTTATATTTTCTGTTTTCTGTTTTCTGTTTACTATGTGAGGTTTTGTTGGGTTATTTTGGGTTTCGTTGGGTTTCTCTGGGTTTTGTTGGGTTTCGTTGGCTTTTTTGGGGCGTCCACCTTTTGAGCCGTTAGACTGTTGTTTTTCGTTGTACGCCTTATCCTTGTCGATTGATTCTTTCAATACCGGCCAAAGAATCCGTTCGCTCCCGGTGAACTGTGGCTCTGTTCCGTGAAACGCATATTCCTGCGCTCCAAGTATCAGACGCCCTACTTCAACGGCACCGAGTACACCAAAGTATTTCTCAAACTCTGCCCATAATTTGATGTATGCTAATTCGGCCATCTTTCAACCGCCCTTATAAGTAGTTCTTGTAAAAGCGTTTTCGGAAATCTTGCACTGTCCAGCCGTAGTGCTGCATAGCAATGTGCTGGGCAAGTGCATGATACTCGGCTTGCAGCTGCCCGCTGCCGTGAATCTCTGCATGGCAGGTGGGGCAGACATTGACCCAGAGACCGTATTGTTTGGATTTGGAGCGGAGCGGCCCGCCGAAGATTTCGTGACGGGCGGTGTCTTTATACTTGTCACAGTGGTAGCACTTAAAACTTTTTAACGGCATGATGCTGGGTGCATAGCCGTTGCTGTCCAGCTTTGTGCCGTATTCATTGCGTGTCGGTCGGCGCATCATCGGTCAGTCCTTTCAGTTTGGAGATTTCTTCCGGGGTCATGGTGGGGATGCCTTGCTGCTGGCATTCCTGCACGATCAGCTCAATCAGGCGGTGCATCTGAGATGTATCAAACACGCTGGAACCGTACCAGCATTGCAGGGTGTAGAACGCGCCCTGCGGGGTTGCCATTTCGTCCAACTTATGCACCTGCCAGCCATCGCCTTTTGCTTCCCAGCCGACCTTAAACGCCTTAGCGGCGGGGGCTGAAATTGTGATAATAGCAGAGCTGCCGCCGATGTCGCGTATCAAATCGCGGTAGATGTCCAGTACAGGACGGTTGATTTTAGCGGCAAGCTGGTTCATGAGCGCCCAGGCATAGGCGTTTGCGGATAAGCTGCGCTTTTGTGAGGCCGTGCCGATGACGGCGGCAAGTGGTTTGTTTTCGTCGATGACAGCGCGGACTTTATCGCAATCAGCCGGGGAA